AGGACAACAAACAATATTACCGAAATAACATTTGTACCGAATGCAGGTATTGGAGTTTCAATTACAACATTCTTAAATTCATTAAGAGTTGAAGAAAACACTGAGTTACTACCATCCGGTGCCACAAGAGAGGTTGGTGGTGAGGCTGTCAAGGATCTACAAAATGCCTCAATGGAAAGTGGATTTGCAAACTATGAAGGAACCGAATCAGCGATCAAAACTAAATTTGCTCTAGAACACAATGAAGATCCAATATTTAAAAAACCATATGATGGATCAGGAACTGAGATTGTTAATGTTACTGCAAATACTATCACATTACCAAATCACTTCTTTGTAACTGGTGAGGAAGTATCTTATGCACATACAGATAGAAGGACTGGTATTTCATCTGCTATTGGTATAGCTTCAACTGAATTCCCTGCCCTTGGTATTACAACCACGTTGATGCCATCATCACTCTTTATTATTAAAAAAGGGGAGAATAAAGTTCAATTAGCAAGAAGTGCTCAAGATGCTTTGAAAGAAGTGGCTGTCCCTCTTGATTTAACTCATGTTGGTATTGGAACATCTCACACATTTACATCTAAGAATGCAAATACAAGAGTATTAGTTGCAATTGATAATTATCTTCAATCACCGATTGCAGGTACATCTGTTACAACAACTCTTGATAGATCGATTGACAAATCTCAAGATGTCATACACTTCTCAGGTATTACTTCATTCTTTGGTGCTGATAACGTTAGAGTAAGTAGTGGTAATACAAGCGAGGTAATGAAGATATTATCTGTTGGTATTGGAACAACAAATGGTATAAAAGTCAGAAGACAAAGATTAGGTACATCAATTGCAGGATTCCCAACTGGAGCATTAGTTGAGAAAATACGTGGTAATTATAATATTGTTGAAAATGAAATTACATTTGCAGAGGCACCTCCCGGAAAGAATCCAATAGGTTCAATAACAAATCCTCCTGATGAAAGAGACTTTGTTGGTATCACAACATCATCAAGTTTTCAAGGAAGAGTGTTTACTCGATCTGGTATTGTTAACGGAACCACAGAAACTTACTCTACTAATCATTTGTATGATGATTTAACTTCAGACTTTAATGGTAGAAATAGAGAGTATGCACTTACTGTAGATAAGGCTCAGAAAACTGGTATCGCCACAAATAATGCGTTGATATTAATTAATGGCATATTACAAGCACCCGGATCAAATGGTGATTTTACATTAGATACAGTTGGTTCTGGTACAACAATAACATGGACTGGTGCTGCAAGTTCTGTAGCGAGGGATGTAAACACTGCAGGAATACCTGTTGGTGGAGTAATTATATCTGTTGCATCCACAAGTGGATTTGGATATCAACCATTAGTCTCTGCTGGTGGAACTGCTGTGGTATCATTAGCAGGAACAATCAATAGTGTAAGTATAGGTAATACGGGTTCTGGTTATAGATCAGGTATTCAAACTGTATCTGTAGGTTTACAAACTGAGGGATTCGATCAGTCTGGTATCACAACCATTGGTCTTGCTAATGTCACTGATGGTCATGTAACTAGCGTAAGTATTACTAATCCACAATTCTTCTATAAACCAAGAGACATTTATAATGTAGGTTATTCTTCAATCACTGGTATCACAACTATAACCACTGCATTTGCACATAATCTATCTGTTGGTAATGAAGTAGTTGTATCTGGTATTGCATTTACTTGTGATTACGCTCCGGCTGTCGGAGTTCAAAGTGCAAACTATGATAATACAACTGGTATTATGACAGTTACTACATCAGCTGCTCATGGTTTATCAGTAACTGGTAAGAGTAGTGATGTAATATTAACCGGTTTAGCATTCACATGTGGACTTGGTGCAACAGTCAATCACATATATCCAAGAAACAGAGATAGATTCTTTGATACTGCAATATCAGTTGCATCAACAACATCAACCACCATTACATTAGACGTATCTAAATCTCCGATTGGTCAACAATATACCCACAGATTCATAGGTGCTGCAAGTAGTGCTGTAATACAAGGTGGTGATTACTCTCACACATTCCGATATGCTCTTGAAAATGCGGTGACTACTGGTGTTGGAACTCAATTTACACCAACAAATGCAACATATAATGCATCAACTGGTGTTTTTGTTATATCAATACCTAATCACGGATTATCCACAAATGATACAGTTGGTATTGGTACAAGTTCAATCGTATTCTCTTGTGAGATGGATAATTATGGAAGTGATCATCCATATCCAAGACCAACTGATCCGATAGCTGGTATTCAAACTGCAATCACTGCTGTTACTACTAATACGATTACCATTGATGTTGGTAAGTCTGAACTTAACTTCTATGACGTGTCTGACGCGACGTACGCTGCTGATACAGGTGTATTAGTACTAACCATAGGTGCACATACATTATTACCCGGAAGAAGTATTAAACTGAAGAAAGAATCTTTAAGATTCACCTGCTCTAAGAACAACTATGCAACTCAACACAAATATCCAAGAGAAGGAGATCCTTATTTTGACGGAACTCCAGTTGTAGGTGTTGCAAGTGCAACTCAATTTACAATTAATGTTGGAGTATCAACTGTTCCCACACAATATGTTTCTGGTGGATTTATACAACCAGCGATTATCGCACCAAGAGCAAATAATAATTCAGCAAGTGGTCAAGATGTAGCATTTGATGGTGCATCAGTAATTAGAGTTCTAAGCGCAACAGAGTTTGAAATTAATAGTGGTATATCAACGAGAGCTCATCTTTATGCAAGAGGTGGTAGAGTTGATCAGTTAACTAAGATAGTCATTGATGATCCTTTATCATATAGTGATTTACAGTTAATTCATAGCACTACAAGTCCCGGATTTGCTGGATCTGAAGCAAGAGCAGATGTTGTTGTAAGTCAAGGATCTACTGTGATGGACTTTAAGATTACTAATACTGGATATGGATATGGTGTTGGCGAAATACTTACATTGTCATTAACAGGATCAGCTGGGATACCCACTACTTCAAGTTTTGTTGATACTCAAGAATTTAGAATTACAATAAATGATATATCAAGTGATAACTTCAGTGGATGGTCTGTTGGACAACTTCAAGTATTGGATACTTTCCAAAATTTATTTGATGGATCAAGAAGAACTTTTCCATTAAGTGTTGCTGGAGATTCATTATCAATTCAGGCAAAACCCGGATCACCGGTTACAGTTCAAGATACTCTGTTTGTATTTGTCAATGATATACTTCAAATACCCGGAGAGTCATATACGTTCTTAGGTGGTAGTAATATTACCTTTGATGAGGCACCTAAATTTGAAGATACTCTTAAAATATTATTCTATCGTGGAACAGGTGGTGCGGACGTTGTTGACAGAGATATTATTGAGACTGTTAAAGTAGGTGATGATTTAACTCTTGGTTATGCAAGATCTCTCAATCAAGAAAGTTTCTTACAAGAGCAAACAAGAGGTGTTGTTGAAATAACATCATCTAACTCAGTTGATACAAACACATACAATGGCCCCGGTGTATTTGAAGATACTAGAGTTTATAGACCAATTGTTTGGACTAAACAAACTGAAGATAAATTTGTTGAAGGCAAGATAGTTAATAAGGATAGAGATTTATACAAAGGAAACTTATTCCCAACTACAAACTTTATTCAAACAGTTGGAGTTGGCACGACTGTGGCATATGTGACAGGTGTTAGACCATTCTTCAATGCAAAGAATGAAAACAATGTATCTACAGAGTTCCAGAAAAATATTGTTATTGTCAATAATGTTGAGAGATTAGCAGCTGCAGCAACTGCAATTGTATCTGCTGCTGGAACAATATCATCAGTTGCAATATCAACTGGTGGTAGAGGATATGATAGTGCACCAACTGTGACAATACAAAATCCAGTTGGACTTGGAACCACTGCTCGTGCAGAGGCAACTGCATCGATTACAAACGGTGTTGTCACAAGCATCACTGTTTCAACTGCTGGAACAGAATATAGCGATGTAACTCCACCAGTTGTTCTCATTGGTGCTGATCCTGTTCTTGAAGAACAGAATACGGTTATATCATATAATGGTGATCACGGTATCATCACTGGCATTGGAACTACATCTTTAGCTGGTGTTGCTGTTACTGGTATAGTATTTGATTTAGTGATTCCAGCGGATTCATTCTTAAGAAAATCTGAGTTTACACAAGGAGCATCAGGTTCGGGTGCGAATAGTGGTATTGTTACATCTGGATTAAATGTTGGTGATTTCTTCATCATAAGTAATTCAAATGTGGGTCATGGATTAACATCACTAAATACTGATGGCAGTGCTGTGGGTGTTGGTACAACTTACATTGATAATGTTTATCGCGTTGCTCATCGCACACTTGGCGTTACAACTGATGCGATGGGATTTGGATCTACAGTCGTTACACAAGTTGTAGTCAGTGTTAATAGTCTTAATGGATTAACTGGTTTAGGTCATAGTATGTACTTTGGTGACTATAGTTATGGTAAGTTAATGCTTAATGATCGAAACACAGTTCGTTCATATCCAGTTAACACATCTAACGGAGTTACTGGTATATTGACAGGGCCAATCGTCAAGAGAAAGCAATTCTTAAAAACTCAAAGTTATTCCACATAAATAAATAAAAAATCTCAAATGGCAGCTATAATTACTGATCAGATAAGAATATTAAATGCAAAGAATTTTGTTGCAGGGGTTTCAACGTCTACTAATTCATATTATTCATTCGTAGGTTTAACAGATCCAACACAAATTCAAACTGATTGGGATGATGATCCCCCTTCTCCAATCGATAATTTTACAAATCATAATGATTTTTGGGATACTGCAATCGCTTTAAAGAAGATAAATGCAACTGATGTAAAACAGGTGGTCAAGAAAAATTCTTGGACTTCTGGAACAACTTATGATTATTACAGATCTGACTATAGTATAACCAATCCACCTAAACATGCACAAGGAACATCATTATACTCTTCTAATTTCTTTATCTTAAATAGTGATTTTAGAGTTTACATATGTTTAAAAAATGGAACAAGTCCTGAACAACCAGACGGCAAACCATCATTAGATGAGCCGACTTTTACTGATCTTGAACCTAAGTCTGCAGGTACAAGTGGTGATGGATACATTTGGAAATATCTTTATACAATAAAACCTTCAGAGTTAATCAAGTTTGACTCAACAGAGTACATGCCAGTCCCCTCAGATTGGGCAACCGGATCAGATAACTCTGCTGTAAGAGACAATGCAGTTGATGGTGGCATTAAGGTTGTTATTATACAAGATCGTGGTGTTGGATTAGGAACTGCTAATAGAACTTATACTAGAGTGCCTATCAAAGGTGATGGAAGTGGTGCCGAGTGCACAGTGGTTGTAAATGCAGATCAACAAATCGGATCTATTGATATAACTAATCAAGGGTCAGGATATACATTTGGAACCGTTGATATCGTGGCTGGTGGTTTACCAAGACCAGATTCATATCCTCAACTTGATGTTGTTATACCTCCAACTGGTGGTCATGGATCAGATATCTATAAAGAGTTGGGTGCAACTAATGCTTTAGTATATTCAAGAATTGAAAATGACTCAGAAAATCCAGATTTCATCACTGGTAATCAAATTGCAAGAATAGGTATTCTCGAAAATCCAAAAGCATTTGGATCATCGTCAACACTTACCTTAGACAAAGCAAGTGCAGCATACGCCATGCGTCTTACTGGAACTGGATATAGTAGTGCTACATTTACTGCAGACGCTATTATTACACAAACTACTGGCACAGGTGTTACTGCAATTGGAAAAGTAATTAGTTATGAACAGACTACTGGTGTATTGAAATATTGGCAGGATCGCACCATGGCTGGATTTACAACTGTGGGTGCTGCAACAACAACACCAATTTATGGATTTAACGCAGATAGATTTACAGCGGATGTATCTGATGGTGGAAGTGTAAATATAACAGGAGGAAGTATTTCTCTTGGTATAAACACAAGTTTTGATGGTCTATCAACCTCAATAAATAATAAAACATACTACCTTGGTCAAACATTTACAAGTGGTTTATCTAATCCAGAAGTTAAAAAATATTCTGGAAACATGCTCTATATTGATCATCGACCAGCAATCACACGTTCTTCTAATCAAAAAGAAGATATCAAAGTTATATTACAGTTCTAATAACTCATGGCTCAAACCACAAATTTAAACGTATCGCCATACTTTGACGATTTCAATGAAAATGACAACTACTATAAGGTGTTGTTTAAACCGGGTGTGCCTGTTCAAGCAAGAGAACTTACTGGATTACAATCAATATTACAAAATCAGATTGCTAAATTTGGTCAACATTTTTTTAAAGAGGGATCAAAAGTAATACCCGGAAATACAACCTATATTGATAATTATAAATGCGTAGTAGTTAATAAAGAATATCTTGGAATAACTGTAGAGTCTTATATTGATCAATTATTAGATCAAAAAATATTTGGAGCGACATCTGGTGTAAGTGCGACCATAGCACAAATTATAAAATCTAAAGATTCTGTAGACGGTGAATTAGCTCTCTACCTTCAATATGAATCTCAGGGTATTGAAAGCGCAGACGCTGTTGAATTTCAAGATGGAGAAAATTTAATTGCAAATATTAATATCACGTCAGGGCCAGAAAGTAGTACTTTTATTCCAGCCGGTGAATCTTTTGCATCGACATTTTCAGTTGATTGTGTCGCTACGGGTTCTGCTTTTTCAATTAATGAGGGAGTTTATTTTATAAGGGGTAATTTTGTCACAGTTAATTCACAAACTATAATATTAGATCAATATTTTAATGATCCTACTGGTAGAATTGGATTAAAAATTTTAGAAGAGACAATAAACTCTGATGAAGATGCAAATCTTACAGATAATTCTAAGGGATTCAATAATTTTGCTGCTCCCGGTGCTGACCGCTTAAAAATATCGTGTTCTCTTACATTTAAAGGTATTGATGATTTTAATGATAATGATTTTGTAGAACTAGCGTCTGTAAGAGATGGTAATTTAGTAACAAAGACGACAACAACTGAATATAATCTAATTGCGAACGAATTAGCAAGAAGAACTTTTGATGAATCTGGAGATTATATAACAAAACCATTTACAATCAAAGTAAGAGAGTCAGCAAATAATGGAATTGGTAATAATGGTGTGTATCAAGAGGGACAAACTACTTTTGATGGTGAACAAGCATCTGAAGAATTAGGTTTATATCAAGTATCATCTGGTAAAGCATATGTGAAAGGTTATGAAGTAAATAAACAAAACACAGAATTTGTTGATTTTTTCAAACCAAGAACCACAAAAACTCTTGAAAATCAGGCAATAAATTATAACACCGGTGCATCATTAAGATTAAATCGTGTTTTAGGATCTCCTGAAGTTGGTATTGGTAACACATATATTGTGAGTCTAAGAGATCAAAGAACAGGAACTCAAAGTGCAGCAAATATTATGTCTGCTCCCGGAGAGGAAATAGGTTTAGCAAGGGTATATGACTTTGCACTTGAGTCAGGAGCTTATAATACATCAACTCCAACTGCAAATGAATGGGATATATCACTATATGATGTTCAAACATTTACAAAGATAACTTTAAATACTAATCACACACTTTCAACACCAACTTTTGTAAAAGGAAAGTATAGTGGTGCTACAGGATTTTTAAGATCAGCAGTATCAGCATCTACCTCATTACAAGTTTATGAAACAAATGGAGAGTTCGTTCCAAATGAACCACTGATATTCAACGGTATCGAGAACTCTCGTGTATCCGTTGCAGTTACAAGTTTTGGTGTAAGAGATGTTAAATCAATATTTGGTGGAACAGGACTAACAGATCAGAATAGTGGTGATGTTGGTTTTGCAAGAACATTTACAGGTGACGTTAAGTTAAGAAATGAATTTATATTTGGTTCTGCTAATGTTACATCATCAACAGGTAGTGATAGTGGATCTGGAATTAGCACAATTACAAGTGGAAATGAACAGTTTCCCGGAAAGGTAAAAGTTGGTAATATTTTAAAATTTGGTGGACTTGGAAAAAATACTAAAACATTAGCAAGAGTAACTGCTGTAAGTAGTAGCAGTGTCGTCGTTGCTGGTGTAACCACCGTTGCGGGAGTAGCAGAGGGATTTTTACCTTTGGGTACAGCTGGATCATCTGTTGAAGTTCCAGATTTAACATTAGTATCAAGTCCATTTGAAAAGTCGGATGATAATACTCTTTACACACCACTACCAAAATCTCTAATATCGGATGTTGATTTAAGTAATGCGACTCTTGCGATTAGAAAAGTATTCAACGTTGCAATAAGTGCGTCTACAAATGCATTAACTGGTGCAGTAACAGCAGGAGATAATACTACATTTTTACCATTTGATGAAGAAAGATATAGTTTAATTAGAGCAGATGGCAATATCGTGACATTGACTGATGATAAATTTACCTTCACAAATGGAAATGGAACACTTCAGATTAGTAATATTGGTGCAAATTTAACTGTAAATCAAGAAGCAACACTAATTGCAACTCTTAATAAAGTAAAACCAACAGCTAAAGTAAAAAGAAAAAATGCAGTTAATTCACTTGTCGTAGATAAATCAAATTTATCTGGATCAGGTATTGGTCGAACCACTCTTAATGATGGGTTGACTTATGGAAGTTACCCATTTGGAACTCGTGTGCAAGATGAAAAAATATCTCTTAATACACCAGATATTTTAGATATTTTAGGTATATTTGAATCAACTGATACGAGTGATCCATCTGCACCAAAAATGACATTATCATCTATTAACACAGTTGATGGTGGGACAACTGATCTATTATTAGGAGAACAAGTTAAAGGATCAACTTCTGGTGCGATTGCTATCTATACTGAACAACTAACCGATTCTCAAATTTCTTATATTCCAAGAAATGAAAGTGAATTTGTGGAAGGTGAGTCTGTATTATTTGTGAACTCAAATGTTCAAGCCATCGTGAATACAATAGATGTTCCATCGAGAAATATCTCTGCAGATTTTACGTTTAATTCTGGTCAAAGTTCGACTTTATTTAATCATGGATTTATTACAAAAAAAAGTAATGTTAATACACCATCTAAAAAAATAAAAATATATTTTACAAATGGATTTTTTGAATCTGACGATACAGGTGATATCACCACTGTTAATTCTTATGGAGATTTAGATTATAAAAATGATGTTCAATCTATCAATGGTTTAAGAAATACTGATTTATTAGACATAAGACCCAGAGTTTCAAGTTATACTGTTGCAGAGAGTAATAGATCACCACTTGAATTTTTAGGTAGATCATTAAATGCATCTGGAAATTCAGCGTCTAATGTTCTTGCATCGGATGAATCAATAACAGTTGATTTTTCTTTTTACTTAGGAAGAATTGATAAATTATATCTTACAAAATCTGGTGAATTAACATTTGTTCCCGGAACACCTGCAGAAGAACCAGATTCTCCAGTTGCAGTAGACGATTCGCTTGAATTAGCAACTATTACGTTACCAGCATATCTTTTTGATGCTTCAGAAGCAACTATGTCTTTCTTGAAACACAAAAGATATAGAATGGAAGATATAAGAAAACTTGAAACTAGAATAAAAAATTTAGAATATTATAGTTCATTAACTCTTTTAGAGACAGCAACCGCAAATTTATTTGTTCCTGATGAGGATGGTTTAAACAAATTTAAATCTGGATTTTTTGTTGATAATTTTACAACCTTCCAACCTCAAGAGTCTGAAATACCTGTAAAAAATAGTATTGACTCCACAAATAAAGAATTAAGACCATCCCATTATACTTCCTCTATTGATTTACAAGTTGGCCCTGTTGAAGGTGAAACAAGCATTTATACTGGAGCAGCACCTGAAGGAGTTAATATTAGAAAAACTGGAGATATCATAACATTAGATTATGATGAAGTAGAATATCTTAATCAGACTTTTGGAACAAGATCCGAAAGTGTCACTCCATTTCTACTTAATTTCTGGGAAGGATTTGTTAAGTTGACACCTTCTACTGATACTTGGGTTAACACTGTTAGACTTGAATCTAACGTTTTTGAAACTGAGGGCAATTTTGAAGATGTAACTAGAACAGCAGAGAGAAGATATGGAGGTTTTGATCCACAAACAGGATTAACACCTATAATTTGGGGTGGTTGGCAAACTAATTGGACTGGAACAAGAAAAGAAAGTAGAGTCAGAAAAAGAAAAGAGATAACAGGTAGAAAAACATTTAGGCAGTTAGCGACCTATAGAAAGTATAAAGATATAGAAAGAACAACTACAACAACATTCCAAGATACATTTACTGATACATTTAGAGATGGAACAGAATCAAGAGATGGTTCAAGACAATTAATCACTGAACAATTTGATCAAACATCTCTTGGTGATAGAACAATAAGTTCAGCCATTGTTCCTACAATTAGATCAAGAAACGTTGCTTTTGATGGAAAAGGATTTTTACCACAAGCAAGACTCTTTGGATTCTTTGATGGTGTTAATGTAACCAAATATTGTGTACCAAAACTGATTGAAATAGAAATGGTATCTGGTAGTTTCCAAGTTGGTGAAACTGTCACAGGAACTATTAAAACAAATCCTAATTTAGCGTCTGATCCACCATATATTCAATTTAGAGTTGCCGTTTCAAATCATAAAGAAGGCCCTCATGATGTGCCAACAAAAAGATATCTTAGAAATCCATATACAGATACACAAGTAGCAAATTTAGCACTTGAATCTTTTGGTGGTAATGTAGGTCAAATTTTAGCAGGTGGAGG